TGGCCCAAAGGCAATCGGACTAAATGTAGGTGCTGGCCCAAAGGCAATCGGACTAAATGTAGGAGGATCTATAAAGGTAATTGTACTTGGAATTGGTGGCGCTGGTCCAAAGTCTATGGTAATAGGCGTAATGCTAATAGGTGGTATCTCTAAAATGTTCGAGGGTACATTTATCTCCACACACGGCAATATAATGGGAGGAATAACCACGTCAGGCTCAGGTATAATAATTGGCGTACATGAGAATGGTGGAATAGGAGTAAATTCACAAGTAGGTATTTCAAATGGCTCATCAGGCGTCAATTGTGTCGGCTGAACTGGATTGGTTCTACTAATTGGCGTTTGGACAATTTGACACTTATCATTAGACACCGTAACAACTGGATCAACAGTCTGGTTGATAGAAAATATATGAATCCCTGATGTTACTGATGTGGTAGAGGTGCCATCGCCAAAATCAATCCTAAAACTGTTAAAACTGCCATTTATTTCAACTGAATATTCTGCGCGTATACCTACGCACCCGTTGGCATTAGTTTCTTCTATGTCAAAATTAAAAATCACATCAGGACATAAAAAGTCATCGGGACAAATTGGAACATCTCTTAAACATCTAATTCTAAAATCAAGTGTTTCAACATCTGTATCAAAATTAAAACCAATAAATTTCTCAATGTTGCATATGGCTACAACTAACTGATTATGATGTTGAGCTACGACAAAACCGCGCACTATAGCGCCTGCACTTATAAATTTTGTTTGAGTGCCACCTAGATTTCTAACGCAATTGGTTAGTTGCGTAACTTTGTCATTAGAATCTTTTGCTACGGAGTCATAGTAAAATAATTCGCCGTTTATGTTGCCAAAGCCATTGTCGGCCCATATTTCAGCGTCATTGACTTTTACGGGTACAATATCAATTACTTCTGTCCACGGGCCGTTATCTTCATCTAAAATGCTTTCTGTCGTGTTGTGAACAAGATATAATGTAAAGTCCGAGTCAATTGCGTCGGGATATACGGGTTGCGGGGGAAATCCTCTTGCCATAACTTTTCACCTTGAAGTATTTAGTCCTCCAGGTTAATAAACCCCCATTATCCACTGATCTCCAGTTGGCCTCGCTGCTAACTTAGAAAAAGTTAAATCTTGAGAATTGAATTTAATGAAAGCGTTGTCACTATAGTTATAACTCAAATAAGCACGTTGATCTCCATCCGAAGCGGCTACCAGGGTGTTATCAAAGTCGTCAAAACCGACAGCAGAAGTGTCTTGCAATAGCCTAAATGACAGAGAATTGACGCCAGGGCCACCTGTTTCCCAAACTCTTGATGTAGAATTAAATGCTGATATAGCTCCCGTGTTATTGAAGAAGTAAGCATTGCTTCCCAATCCCACTAATTCACCTTCAACTGCAGCAGGACCACCCATATTGCCTACTTTGCTCATGTTTTGAAATTCAGTAGCAGTGGTGCCCTCTGTAATATAAAAATCCGACAATCTGAACAAACTGTCCACATTGCTGTTTCTAACCATAAATCCGGTGTTCCCTCCCCATGCAGTTCGATGAACCCCAAAATATCCATGATCAGGAATATTGCCGTTTGTAAAAGTTTCTACTCCAATTCCGGCGTTGTTTTGCAACTCTTCGGCACCGTTTTTATAATTACTGTTTGTCCAAGTAGTTGTTGTGACTGCCAAGGTGCTCACATTCATTGTGCTTAATGTTTGATTTGTGGGCGATGTATTAGGGGTAATAGTAGATGTAACATTTCCTAATAAGAAATATACATTGTCAGGCGAATTCCAAGATACCCAGTTCCAGGGCCTGGCCACGCTGGTTTGAGAAGTGTATGTATCTGTAAAACCATTGTACGAAACGCGATGTATTTGCTCAGATGACCTTGGATCAATAGCACTTCTTCCACTCGCCCAGTAAAGGACGACTGTGGCATTCCTCGAACTGGAACCTGTAGTTGACTGTGGAGCAAATCCATTATTTCTATTGAATTCTCGTTTTGCTCTTGTGGCATCAATTTCACTTGTTAGGAATGAATCATTGCGCAATATGTCCAATGTGGTTCCTGATGCAACCTTGAATGTTTCACTTAGCAAACCAAACTCATAAGCTTGCATAGCATTTGGAGATATAAGCGGGTTGGGAGCAGTCCATAGCCATAGATTTACTTTCTCCACAACATCAATTTTGTCCTCCAGAGTTGTAATTCTATATGCCCCCAGTCCAGTATCTACTCTTAATTGAAGATCATAAAGTCCTCCAATACTATATGAAGCGCTGGTTGTAATAGAATTTACATGTGGCAAATCGTCTGCTAAGGACCATGTATATTCTGTTATAGGGTCAATGGCCGATCCCCCTGCATTTAATTTCTCTCCTGCGTGTGACCGAGTAGCTTCATCATCTCTGGCCCCAGTAGGAACAGCTATGTCTATTAGCGTATTAACTGGCGTTCTAATAGTATCAGTCTCACTATCTAAATCTTGTTCGGCTCTAGCTGTAAATTCAATTACTGCTTCTATGGGTGCCTCAATTCTGGCAATGATTAGATCAGGGAATTTTACTGTATTTTCTCCCATATCATCTTTGACTTTTAATGAAACAGTATATGTCCCCGGTTCTGTGTAGGTCTTTGTAATTGTGCCCCCATCTAAATCATGGACAAGTACATCTACCTCATCTACGGGCACAGTAATAGTTGTTTCAATGACAGATATAGAAACTACAGAAACAGATTGATCCCCAAAATTCCATTCATAGGTAATGGGTCCAATAGAACAACCAGTAGAGGTTCTAAAACTTAAATCCTTAAATTCCACCGTTAATGGCACAATGCCAATGCGTTGATCAACTGTAAACCACGCGCGCGGGCGAAGGGCAATTCGGTGCATGAAATTGATGCGACCTTCCATTGTGGAGCCAAATGGCCTAGTGTCTAGCGTGCCCTTAATTCCAATAAACTTTTCAATGGCAATTAGGGCGTTTTTTATATTATTACGCTGATCTGCAACAATATTCTGAACAACATTGGTGAGTCTTTTTGATTTAGACACATCTTTAAAGTTGGGCATAATTTCCAACTCAGAAAATGTAGCTTCTGTTCGAGAACCATAATAAAAAGATATGGCCCGCTCATCTATGTCGGCACACTGATCTGTAAGCGTTATGATTCCGCTTTGCGGGAATGTAATAAGTGTCAAAGCATCACCTTCAACCGTAATGCTCTTGTCTCCAGCCGTATAGTCTTCCACCAACCTTACCCGCAAACTATCGTGAACTTCATATAGATTTTCACTATCATCAAGTGCTGTTGGATAGTTGCTGGAACTTGGAATTGTCATTTCACCTCATTCAACTGACTGTTATGCTTTCTTGTAAAAATACCCTCTTCAACCGTTGGCTAGAATATATAGTCAGCAAAGATGGCTCATATGTGCCTGGCTTTGTATATTTGTGCTTAGACGTATGTACATTGGGATCTGTGACATTTAAGTTTGTTTCATCGTCAAAAACCCAAAATCTTTGTACAATATCACCATCCGATTGATCTACAAATTCAAACTCTGTTGCACTGGCTACCCCCACTGTATCTATTGATTGACCCACAATAGGCGACGTATAAAAGAAAGGCAGTCTTTCTTCATCGTTTACCTCTATGTAATTAGATTTAGTTGCTACGCCTTGTCCACCCGTAGAGTTAATTAAATTTAAAGATACAGTATAAAAACCCTCTGCTTGATAAACATGAGTGGGATTTTCCTCAATAGACTGTGTGCCATCTCCAAAGTCCCATAAGAAACGTATGGGATCGCCTGAAACAAAGCTTTGAAATCTAACAGATAATGGTGCCGGTCCTTTTAGGTAAGATGCTCTAAAAAATGGACGTGGTGCTAAGAACCTTGCTTCAATTTCCCTTAATATTCCATTCAACGGCCCCTTATCTGTGGGTTTAGTGCGGTCAGCACCAGTTAGTCCAAGGTTTTCTTCGACGTTAATGGTGGCATCACGAACAGCATTGTGAAACTCAGCAGCCACAGGACCAGCCACTGTGTTTCCTTTTAACCATTGATTTTGCCGCGTAGCGGCAAAAGCTCTCACCAATTCTTGAAAAGTGTTTGTAGTTTTCTTTGTATAATAAATTAGCTCATACGGGCCTGGTTCTCCTACAGTGCCTCCAATTCTAAGTAATCCCTTTTTAGGAAAGCCACTTGTGTCATCCACTACAATAATGCGGGCATTGTAACTAAGAGTGTTTGACAACATGGTTTCAGCATTGTTGGTTGCTTCATACAATGTGTCCGTACTATCAATGGCCACTGGATATATGGAGAGATCCCCTACTTCATATCCAGCGTCCAGACTAGAAATTCTACTCATCAGAACCTTCTTTTTAAATCAAAACGAATACACTAAACCACCAAATCGTTGTAACAACTTTGTCTTAGAATAAGACACGGGAAAATTATCGTCCCATTTGGTTCTTAGTGTGATACAGTTGGCTTTCAGGCTACGCACCGAACCAACCACGGTCCCTCGTTTTTTATGACTGGATTTCACTAAATCATAATGACGAAGACCATTTTTTTCTGTACAGGTTTTGGTTGGATGATTTTCCCAAACTTTTGTTCTTCTCGGTTTTATATAATACTCACATCCAACCAACTTGTTACTTTCGACTATCGCACAAGCATCGTAACTGTGCTTCTTTGCGAGATTGAGTTTGAGTCGAGTTTCTTTAGTGATATAACCAAAGGCTGTTTCGTACACTAGGCCCAACTTTTGTATTTGTTCACGTAAGTAAGTCTTGCCAATCTCGACTAATGAGAAAAATTTGCCATGTCTATATTTTGCATGATTAAAAAAAACTTCCTCAACTTTGATTTTTGTTAAATTAAGACGTTTACTCAAGTCTTTAATTACTCTTATTATAGCCTCTTTTCTTTGTCTAATACTTGGAGCAATTCTGCCTTTTTTTGTCCTGTTACTGAACCTTGGCTGACGGTTTCTCAATCTAAAGCGTCTTGCCTTACGATAATTACTACGTTGTTTAACTTTCCTGCTCACGTCCTGTCTGTGATTCAATTGAGCATGAAAAACAACTTCATTAGTATGCGTATTTTTGACAGCAATACCAACATATTTGGCACCGTCGTCTATTCCCACTTCAAACTCACCAACAGGATTATCTATTTTCCTGTTTAGCTGAATTGTAAAAGGAACTACTTGCTTGACCCTAGCTTTACCTTGATCGAGTAATTGTCTCGCTCGTCTTGGTTTGGTTGGCAAAAGTGGTTTACCTCCACTATCAATTACAAATACTTTCATAAAAAACCTCATCTAAGAGAAAACTAAATTAGTCCTTGTTGTCCTCGGCAATGTTGTCAACGGATTATTCAGAACTGGACACATTCTGACGTCCTACATTGTCAACTAACGTAGTTGGACGTTTCACCCAAACAGCCGGGCTTAATTGCCAACTTAACCTCGAAGCTTTTTCTTTTTAGGCATTTCCTTTAGCTGTTTAAGCTTCTTTTTGTTCAGCCAATAAAGCGTGTTGTTGGCTTTCTATCATATTTACAGTTTGCATTTTAATTGGCGCATTATCTGGTAGGGCCAATATGGTTTTCATTAGTTCTAAATCCATCGGAGCACGTAATAAACCGCGTAAATTTAGGTCTTGAGCCAACTTTTCGCTCCAATAATGGGTTTGAGCCTTTGGATCATCAAAGTTCTTCACTTTTTCATTTTTTTCAAGAGCATCAAATGCTTCTTGAAAAAAAACCACCTCTTCCTTCTTGTATTTAATCTTGTCGGCAGCAGTTATAAGCTGTTTTTTTATTATTTCTTTGCGTCGGATGGTTTTGCGAAGATTTATTGCAAGTGTTCTTAAATCGAATTTTTTTTCAGGAGTTAATTCTATGTCTAAATTCAAAGCTAAATCCATTTTTTCAATTTCAATTTCTATAATCTCAAGATGGTCCTTTGCCTCGGCCATTTCCAGGTCCATAGACTCCAAAGCTTCATTACGGGTTTTAATTTCTCTTAAACATTGCCATAATTTGCCCTGTATAGTGGGTTCTTTGCCAATTATGAAATATTTAAGTTGAAATAGGCTATGGCGGTCAGGGAGGTTATTTTTTAAAACATCAGACATATTTGACATGATTGCTCCTTTATTTTATACTATATCCACAAGAGTAGTTTAAATGAGAGATTATTATGGCATATTTAAAATACCTTCACGGTAGCAAGGCTTATTTAGGAGGCCCTATAGAACACTGTGAAGATGAACATAATTGGCGAATAGAGCCTAAAAAAATCTTAACAAATGAGTTTGGGATCAATGTTTTTGATCCTTTTGATGATCCAAAGCAACAATGGGCACCTAAGTTAGAGCAGGCTAAATTGAATAAGGATTACGATAAAATTGCTGAAATCGCTAAAGCATTTCTCCGCAAAGACCTTAGCACAGTGGACGGCAGTAATTTTGTAATTGCAAGAATACCCCTCAAAATTGCCACGGTTGGGACAGTTCACGAAATTATTGTTGCTAATGACTCAAAGAAGCCAACTCTTATCGTTTGTCCAGAAGGTAAGCAAAATGTGCCTGCCTGGTTCTATGGATTCGTTTCACACAAATTCATGTTCGGCAGTTTTGATGCCTTATATGAATATCTGCGGGAAGTAGATGCCGGCAAACATAAGGACGATGACCGCTGGGCTATTGTTTATGGGCTGGTTTGAACCAAATCATAATTTAGGGTTAATTCTACGGCTAGCGATTCGCTGTTACTAAAATTTAAATTGCCTAAAGCGAAGGAACTGCATAAACAGTTCTCTAAATTTAACTCTCCAGTTTTTACCGCACCTTGATACTTCCTAATTATACAATCAAATCTTTTTACAGTGTCAAATTGGCCTATGTCATACATCTCAGTCAGTATTGGAGTAATTGGATCATCATTTATAACCGACGCGATAAGGTCAGTCTTAATTTTTATGGCATTCCAATTTTGCCGACCAGGAATCCAGGTTCCTGATAAATCTCGAACTTGTTCAATGCGTGCGGGAAAGGTGGTTTTTACAACTCTCTCTGGCAAAATGACCTCTCCATCTCTGGTCCATTCCATTGAATGACTTTCTTTTGAATGACTTTCTTTTATAAGCCAGCTTTTTATAAGATTTGGCATCTCGTTATGTTCTTCTAACCAATGATTCTTCATATTATATAATTCCTTAACATAATTGTGGGCCGAGTACGGCCTTAAATTTACACCCCGCCTCCATAGCATCTAGCATCCACATCATTCTACAAATGTCTAGTGGATTTTCATCAGGAAATGGTCCTACTTTTTTGAAAGTTTTACCATGAATTAAAATACCATTTATTGTTGCCTCATAAAACACTGACTTCTTATCAACAAATGGATAGATGATATCATTTTCATCCTCAAGGAATACTGACATCTTCTTTATTTCATTACCCCTAAACCAAACGCCAGCTACAGTCAGTAGATTCCATTCTTTATTTCCATTCCTTAGTCCTGTATTCATAAGAGAAGTAACTGTCCCTTTTCCTCTATAAATAGGACACATTTCTTTCATTTCATCCACGACTTCAGTTGGTGTGTTTCTGGCTACAACAGCAATGTGAGACTTATCGGGATAGAATATCCTCAAAGACTTTACGGTGTTTTTCAACAACCCTATATTATTATCTGTGCAGAGAACCACAAAACCTACATCGAGGTCTTTTGGCATAAATTTCATTTTTTTTAGCTCACGGATAAATCAAAATCGGCTCGTATAATGTCGGCAAACTCTACCTGTAGGGAAAGGGTAAATTGGCCAGTTAAATGCGCCTCAGCAACGCTAATTAAGCGGTACACGCCATCGGGCGGATTATTAGGGATATAGACTGCATCTTCGGAACCCAGTCTAACTCCATTGATGTAAACTCGAAGAGTATCCTCCATATAGGGAGTTGCTTCCGTGTTTACTTTGTAAGTAGTCAAAGACAGGGTAGGACTAGTTGGGTTAAGATCAATGGGTTCAATGTCATAATAATGACGATGTGCTATTTCATTTGGAAATGTCGAGTCAGCGAAAAGTGTTCCGCCTTCACTTAATCGCCAAGTAATTGTGGCCGAATCATCAAAAGGTAGTACACCACTATCAAATAAAACAGGAGTATTAGATGGGCCTACCTTTTCAAAGCGTAGGGCCAAGTCAGTTGCTTCACTGGCACTTAAGGTTAGTTTGTCCCGCTCTGAATCCAGCATACGGACATATTCTACGCCCTCCCATAATCCATCAGAATGTGATCCAATAGCATGTTCAGCATCATCTATAGCTGCTGTCTTGAGATCGCCGCTATCTTCAATGGATTGATCTATACGAAGGGCAACACTGGGCGTGCTGCCTTTCGCTAATCTCATGTTATCAGTATTTAAGTTGATTGCACTGTTCAGAAGTCCTTGACGAAATATTATATTTCTCAGCGGTAAATTATCAAACTCATAGTTATACGGCTGATCAGGTTTATAAAATACTTCTGGCACTGCTTCTAAATTAGGCATGTTCCCCCTTCATTATCTGTTTGCTCAATATTCCTAATTTATATAGGTCAAAAGATAAAAAGGTTTCCCACTCATTTTGACCTTCTTCAGCAAACGATTTGTTCTTCTCTTTCCATTCCAGCAAATTATCCCAGTCATCCCCATAATTCCCTAAAATTTCTTCTCCAGAACGCACGTTACGAAAGAAAGTATAAATAGCTTGACCCGCGTGCGGGTGGTTTTTATTACTTTTACTATGGTCCAGATGAACATTTTGTTTATCCAAATCATTGGTATGATTAACCATGCCCCCATACCCTACTGGAACAATTTTTCTATCTGCGTTTTTGGCAGTAGCGCTGAATTTATAGTTATTTGCATATGCCGTACATTGATCAGCTACGGAGCCATATTTTACAGCAACGCCGATAATCTCAATTCGTTCGCCTACTTTAATGGCTTCTTTAGCGAAAACGCCCAGACCAGCATTTTTAATTGTAGATTCATCAAGATAAAATCTAGTGTCTGTTTCTTCAATTAAAATCAATTTATTTTACCACTTTTAATGGCCGCGTTTAATTCAGCCAGGGTTACATCACGACCGATGAACTCACTAAGACTGCATAATAAATGCTGTTGAATAGAGCCAATTATGCTTTCAGATAAACCAGGATGGTTTTGGCAAAAAGATTTAGCGCTCATTAAATCAACTTCTTCAACGCCCCAATCAAAAACCTCATTATCAAAAACCAGCATTCTTACGCCATCTTGCACTACTATTGCAACCTTTTTAGACAAAACTCAATCTCCAATTAAATGTAATTTGCATAGAGCTTGTTTTGCTTATACCACCGAATGTGGCCAAACTATAAAGCGAATCATTTGCCATGACTAGCGCTAATTCGTTGATATTTTCATTGGCCTCTTGGAATTTCAGGACAGTTGTGAAAACGGCCTGAGAAAGTAAATTAGGATTGACAACGGAAATAATTGATTTTTCAGCAACTACCGTGCCAAAAATACCAGTTCTATTAGAAGTGACGGTAATGGGTACGCCGCCTGCTGTTCCACCATTCCCGAATCGAATGGCTTTGATATAGAATTGATATGAGTCGTCAAAATCATTCGCTAAAGACTTAGCTAACGCTGCACGTCCAGCATCTAACACTGTATTATCAATAAGTATATCATGTTTATAACCAGTATCGTCTTCAATTACAATGCTAATTTTGCCTTTTAGTGCAACAAAATTTGTTAAATTCATTGATCCTCTTTATATTCAATTTCAAATGTTATTGACTCATTCTGTCCCATTGTCTCAAAGATTTGATTATGACTGGCGGCACTCATTGCGTCAGCTAAAAACATCATTGTTGGTGCTGTTTCCGTCAGAATTTCAATTACTTCGTTTCCTCGCCGGTCAATAAATGGGAAAGTATGACCTGGCTGACTCGCATATCTGGATTCAACAATTACCACGTCAGAAGTTTTATCAAACCTCAAAAGTCTAACATCCACAGACGTTCCTCCTAATTCCCATTCATTGTAAGGTCCGTCCAATGTTATATCTACACCGTCCCATGTCGTTATAGCATAGTAATCTATACTTTCATTTCCTCCACCTGGATCAGTTGTAACCTCAACCAGATAATTTTCTAATCTTTCATTGTTGTCTAACGGTACAGCGGGTGGATTTTCTCCATTCTGAATAACAAGACTGGTTTCGTAATTTACCGCAGTGGTCAATGCCATGCCGCGATATGCTAAATTACCCTCTATATTGCCTGTTTTCCACCGCCAAAAGGCTACAATAACACCACCAACAGATGGTGATAGCAAGGCATTCAAGGTTGTATTGCTGGCTATATAGAGTTTCATTCCTTCCCCCTCCACAAATGCAGTTACCGCATATTGAGGTGCCGGGGTTGGAGTAATCGGATATGCTAAGTAATCACCAATTTTTACGAAGTTTCTGATCTCATCAATTGTGCCATGTGTTAATTCCACCCTGGCCCGATAAAATACAGATAAACTGCCACTAGTATGAGTGGATATAGTCGCATCTAAGGCGTCTTTAATAGTGTATGTAATTGTGGAGTCAACAACTCCTAATTCTCGGCTAGGATCAGCTAGCAATAGTCTGCCATCTCCTAAAACTTCGGTTATTGTATAAGCCGTTACAGCATTGTACTCTGGAATTAAAATAGACCACCCTGGGCTTACGCCAATAGTTATAAAATCCACCGAAGCATCGGTTAAATAGCTGAGGTTATCTTTAACTATGGTGGCGCTTGATGTGTCAAACTGACTATTCATAAGCCTAAATGTGAACGTAGTGGCATCCATTGGCTCCGAGAAGGTGCCTGCATCCACTTTGATCAAATGCTTGCCAGGTAGGGAAAGAACGTCATAGTAGGTGCCCTTGAGCGCGTGTGGGCCTAATATCTGCAATATGTTGTCTTGTAGTACATGAGAGCTAAATTGATTGGCCCCATAGTCTAAATCCAAACCTAATCTGGCAAAATCTATATCGTCAGAGTAAATTACCATATCTGTATTTTTAGCGGTCTCTCCAGTCGTAGAGGACGCTTCTGTGCTTGTGGCCAAGGCATTCCTTAGTACAATTTGTTCTGGCAGCGTGGGTTGGCCTGTGTCTCTTGCGAAGATTGTCTGTGCGTGTCCCGCAAGTATGGTTTCAACAAAATTAAACCAAATGACCATTTCAATCTCTTCTTCGGGCGGTTTTATTATATCTTCTATTCCACCGCTAAAATTGAGCCTATGTAATATTGCATGAAAAGGAGTGTATTCATCAATGATGTCCAAGGCTTCTACTAATCGGTCATTGGTTAATTCATCAATCTCTACATCTACATTGATTTTGCTGCTTTGGCAAAATTGACATATATTATCTACAAATTCTTTGCCAATGTCACAAGGGTCTGTTGAGTCTCGTTTACTACCGTTCCATTCATCCATATTGTAAATATTTTCGCTAAATGGGAATTCAGTTCTAATCTTGCCCCAAATAGTAGGCTCAAAGTAGGTATGACGAGTATAAATCACTGTATCAAACAAAATATCATCCTCTTCAATGACACGAGTATTCCAGTTAATCATTGGATACTCTTGATCATCTACATCTCGTTGATCCATCAAATCTAAGGCTCTGATATAGTCCTCAATTGTTTGTTCCGCTGGGCTAGGAACTTCTAATATTTTATACATTACCCTAATTAGGTCTTCTGCCGCAAGTATAATGGCCGAGACTGAAAGGTCGTCTCCTACCCAAGTCATAGTTGCAACACCTTCGGATACAATGAATGTCACATAGTCGCTGTTTAGGCTTATCCAATCTTCGCTGCCAGTTAGCCTAAGCTCAAGTGAGAAATTAGCAGGATCAGTTACAAGTATATCAATAGGTATTTTTTCTAAAGTGAATGTGCTTTGATCCGCTGCTACCTCAAAAACCTCACGCCAAGTGTATTTGGGCAAAACTTGCCATAATTTAGTTACCTTGCTTAATGTCATACCAGCTAGTTTGTAAGCTTCGGTTAATCCTCCCAATGTGCCTTTTTTCTTATAAACAGGAATGGCACGTTTAATTTGGCTTCTCCATCTAGTAGGATCACTGCTTTTAAGCCGCAAATTAAACATATTTGAGAGTAGTTTGAGAAATGACTCGTGTGTTGCGTTGGCATCCAAAAGGTCAATTACTTGAACTGCTAAGTCCTCAATCACGATAAATCCATCAGCAATTGCCTTATTGAGCCTGTCTATCACAGATGGTGTTAAATCTCCTTCACAAAGAATTTGCTTATACATTGCTGGGGTATAGCGTTCCATCAGGGTGCTATACTTCTCAGGCACAGTTCTATGACTTGGAATAGCTGTTAGTTGATCAGAGTCACTGCTAACCTTGAAATGAAAGCTATCCGTGAGTTTTGTGCCTGCTGGTAAAGGAGTCCATGTCCAGCATATAAAATAATCCCCCTCACGCGCAAACTCAGGCGTCCATATAAATTTAAACCTCCCAAACCATGGAACATCGTCTTCATCTTCTTCTATGAGGTGAATTAGATTATCCTCATCGGCAGCAGTTGAAAGCCACGCAGGAGAATCTGGGGAGGGCAAACCTATTATCTTTGATGGAACTGCTTCATTATAATAAATTAACTGTGTAATTGCAGCAGTGTCTGCGTCACTTCTGGCTTGGGCCGCCGCAGCTATATTAGCTTCAGTAGGTGTATCACATGCTAATTTAGCCGCTGCTATAGCAGCCGTTTCAAGCAATTCATTGCTCGTTGAATTTTTGAATTCCTTAACAGAAGGGTCGTTAAAGTTCTTTTTGAGATAGAATACAGCTACACGATCTACCTTGTAAGGGTTTGCATCAAAGCAACCCTCATCATCAGGGGCGTCTAGCTGAAATTCAATATCAGCAGATATTTTAGGGTTTGTTGTTATAACTTTGGACATTATTCTTATTCAAACACAAAGGTTACTGTTATTTCTGTGGTCCTTATAATTTCAAAAAATCGAGCCGTAACTAAGTTTCCCGAATTGTTTGCCTCATCAGTGGTGAAAGTGGTGTCAATTGACATAATTTCCCTAATATCTGAGAGTGCTTTAATTAAGTCTGCTTCTCTTAAACTTTGGCCATAATCCCATTCAGTTAAGAGGAAGAAAGACCCTACTCGTCTTTCAACTCTTTCTCTAATTTCTGGCTCAAATTGCCTATGGATTTTATCAAGCGTAATATCCACACTGATATCGGTGTCTATAACTACTCCATCTCTAATGCAGATATGGTCAGTTATCATTTTCTTCTCATCCAACTCTTTTATAAGCTCATTTTTAAGCGTATCTGATGCTTCCGCTAAATCATTCTCTCCCTCACGAGCAAGCACATAAATATCTATTACATTACCTGCACATCCATGATTCCTTAAAACTACAGTAGATTTGCCAATTTGTCCATTAAAGGGTGTGACAAACTGGTCTACGAGTGTTTTATAGTCATTGCCCGTAACCGCACGGTCTTGAGATCGTAAATACTTAGGGAGTTTTTCTTTAATTTCATCAATTCCATCTCCGTCATAGCCAAATTCGCCCTTGGTATAATTTCGGAAGCCTACAGGAAACTTAAATGGAGCCGATGCAACATCAAATGACAATTGTTGGTTTATGCTACCAGTTATTATATTCCCAATAGTGCCCCCGCCTATGCGATAAGTTGCCTCTATTTCTGATCCACGAGAAGGTATGAAACCAGCCCGGTTATTTCCAAACATAATAAATCCCGTATACTCAGAATCAAACTCCACTCTGAATTCTTTCCGTGGCTGAGAATCAGTAAAATAATCCACTTTCAGCCAGGTGATTCCATCTACTTTAACCCTTACAGAATCAAATATCACAGAACCAATAGATAGTTCTGCGGCCTGATTTGGTTCACCCGTGCCAGTAATTAAATCAATGTTAGTCGTACCTTCTAAACCAATTATAGCATTGTTAATTAAAGACCCGGCTTGAATTATGATGGGAGAGTTAAATAAAGGCTGATCGTTTTCATCCGCTGGAAATAATTCTATCGTTACATCTCCACCTGAAATAACGGGAGTAGGCAAAACTAAGTCATTGCTTAGCACTGTTCCTATTGAGGCGCTCCACATAGACCGGGCAGCAATGGGAGGAGTTGGTTCAAATCCCATTAACTTGGAAAGACGAAATGCGTTCTCTAATTCCGATACCGTGTCTATAAAAATTTCATTGGCTATTTGATCTTGCTTGAAAGATAGAGTGTCAGCCATAAATGCCCACGTCTCAATTAACACAAATGCTAACTGTGATTCAATTAAGTCTGTAAAATCGTCTCCAAATCGCGCTTTAATGAAATCAACAACTCTTACTTTCAAAGAATGGAAATCTTGGTTTGTGTAATTAAGACTGATTATTTCTCTATTTTCAATACTGCTAGATTGATCTAGCGGTGTTATGTCAAACGGGCAGTTATTTTTCATTTATCCTCTTTATCCAATGGGTAGCCTTAACGATAATTCTTCTACTTGTGTAATATTTTCAGGATCTTTGAACAATATTTTGATGTACAATATATGTTCTTGGTTTTCTCCGGTGTCATTTGCATGTAAAGCATCATCCGGTATTGGCCCCACTTCTATTTCATCTACAGTTATTCTTGGCTCCCATCTTTGCAATGAAGTGATTATCATTTCCCTGGCACGAGTATAAATTGTGTCGTCATTAGGCTCAAACACCAGTTCGTTTAAAGGAGTGCCAAAACCTGGTAACATAACCCTTTCCCCAGGATTTGTAAGAAGTAATTGCAACATATCTGCCTTGATCTGATCCGTGCCAGATTGGGTTTTGAAATACCCCCTTACATTTTTTACAATGGGATATGGCAATCCTTTGAACTTTTCCATCATTCTCCTAAAGTAGATTTTTATGCTGAAGCAAATACCCTATCACTTAAACTTCCTTCGGTTGGATGTAGCAAAAAGGGAAAAAGGGGATTTGGCACCATGTCTTTTCCAACCACAACTGGAAATACACATGGAGTTTCAACGCCACTTTCGTCTTCACAATCACGGCCCGCTAATAAGAATATATACTGCTCTGCAAGGAATAAATGCTGATCGGCGTGGTTATAATACATTTCTTTTACATCAATAATATAGTTGTCTGATACAATAGTAAATCTGTTGGCAGGGTTTTCAGGCTCGCCTACCATGGTTACCATGTCCTTGCAAGTGGAAATAATATAATTACCACCCGCTCGCAAAAATATTTGACCCCCACCTGGCAATTCTTGAAATCGCATAATATGCGGTCCACAATCCTCACCATATTGAGGAGCAAATATTTGTATAAATTGCTCCTGCACCTCTTGCTCCTGAGTGAAATAATCTGCAAACATCATTTCTAATCCATATCCAGTACGAATTTTAACAAACGCCCTATTTGCTTTTGGAGCAGGAATTCCTCCTTGTTTTGGTTCGTTGGTACTTAGCACGCTTTCTCGTGTGGTTTCGTCTTCACTACTGGCCGGATAATCATTATGTGTACCCGGCGTCCAGCCCGCTCGCGGTGGACTACACTGTTCATTGCCATCATCCATCATCTCTAAAGTATGATTACTACTGGTTTGTATAATTGCACCTCTGAATGGGCCGGCTAAGCATTGACCAGGAATTGTATGGTCATTTAATTCAAATCTAATGCCAGTTGCTGTTTGTAAACGAATGTAATTATTCTCATTTCGCCAATTAGTTTTGGTTTCTTGATCACTGAGTTCAATAATGTGACCATGAGCGGATTGCCAAAAAGTTCGCCCTAGATATATGTCTGTGACGCCATAGTCAAATGCTTTTTTGGACCTTTCCCAACCGGGGCATCCCATAGGTTCTTCTACAGAGTCATCTCCACACCATGTATGTCCTGAAATGGTTTGCCATTGAATGCCGCTTTGAGGTAAGGCGCATTTGTTGTTTTGGTTTGTCCCTGGTCCACTATATGGGCGACATTCATTACTGTGTCTATAGTAAGGATTTGTGCCTTTATTTAATTTATCAACAATTGATTTGTGAGTTCTAGGGCCACAGTCTCCCAAAGGGGGTATCGGCTTGCCACAATCATTAAAAGGGTCTGTGCTAGTTGCGCATAGGCTCTTATCAAAATCCGAATCACCACAAGTCTCAGAAGTGGAGGCACGAGTTTCAAGACCTTCTTCATTACACTTTGGAACAAACCGTGTTGGTGCCGTTCCCTTAGTATGCGACCATTCTCCACAGGGTCTAAGATGATCGTCTTTAAACATCATCCAATTGCCCGTGCCTGACATGATTTCTAATCGTTTATAACGACGATTGCACTTAGCATTTCCATCCACCATTTTAAACATATGTTTTTCAGGAGTTTTAAATCCATAAATGTTTGGCCAAGTTGCTCTATTTGCTGCCTGTTCATCTTCAATAAAATTTTTATTTGAATCGTGGTCGTATTTATTTTGATTCTCAGATGTCCATTGTGGATAAACCTGCGATCCGTCATTAGGACCAACAAGATAACCCTTTCTGTGTCCTTCATGTTGACATTCATATTCTTTAATAGGGAAACTAAAATTATGAGGCTGACCATTACACTCATTACCATCAGGCCCTCTATCTCTATTCCAAGTAGTTCCAATATAAAATGCTGCATCTACGTCACCACGTTCATAAAACATAACTATCTGACTGCCAGCCGGAGGCACCCAGTTTAACCCACAGTCATCAAATCCTCCCATTGAAGAAACAGCATTTGCCCAAGGCATATTTTCTACTATATCATCAGGATGACAATATAGT